AAGGTCGACATGGTCTAATTGGCCCGATTTCATTAATGTCTGCCAAAAAGACGACAAATGTAGTAGAATTTTTGGAAGATTCGCTAAAAGACATCGAAGATAACCGTTTTAAGGTCTGTGACGAGTCAGATACAGCCCTTCAAAACATTATCGACGAAATTATCGCGTTATATCTATCTACTCTCTATAAACTCAAATTTTTGGCCTAAACCATGCCGACAGCAACATATAATAAGTTCCAGCCAGCCATTGCAAATCTGCTTGAAAACATCAATTCAGGCACTGATTCGTGGGCTATTAAACTTGCTACGGCGGTAAACGCTGCGGCAGGCACAATCACGGAAGTTGCTAATGGCAACGGCTATACGACAGGCGGTAATGCCGCGACCGTGTCGTCTCATGCCCAGACTGGCGGCACGTATAAGCTGGTTTTAGCAAGTCCATCTACATGGACAGCGACAGGCGCTGGTTTTTCGTTTCAATATGCAGTTCTTGTAGATACGACAACAAGCACAAATGTCGCCTATTGGGATTATGGGTCAAGTCAGACTGTTGCGGCTGGAGAAACTGTTACTGTAACGCTTGATGCTACGAATGGCGTCTTCCAGGCAACATAATGTCAGATAATCGGCTACTTTTAGCGGAAAATGGTAGCTTTATCACCACGGAATCCGGTCTTTATATTATAGCTGTTGTTCAATATCTTGTAACAGCAACTAATGGCTCATATGCTGTCACAGGGCAAAATGCTACCTTATTGAAAAGTAAGGCTTTATCTGCGTCTTACGGAACATACGCGGTTGCAGGACAGTCAATTACGTTCGTTAAAGGACGTGTTTTGACGCCAAGTTATGGGTCTTATGCGGTCACGGGGCAGACTGCTACGATACGCAAAAGTAAGCTCGTAACAGCAAGTTATGGCACCTATGCGGTAACAGGTCAAAACGCTACGCTACTTAAAAGTAAACTTATATCTGCAAATAGTGGGGTATATGCAATCACTGGGCAAGCAGCAACACTGGTATATGGCCGTGTTTTTCTTGCATTAAATGGAAGCTATACAATTTCTGGCAACAGTGCTAACATTACGTGGACTTCGGGTATTCAATATCCTATAGAACTTCGGTCGTTCACGGAACGAAGGAGAATGTGAGTGGCTACTAATATTAAAGCTATTACCTCATGCTTGGGGTATCAGCAGATCACTTCTACCAGCTCTGCGGTAAATTTGACCGTTCCGACTAAAGACCCTGTTTCTGGGCTGAACGTAAAGGCTAATTTTGCCCTTATAACCGCCGAAGCACAAGCTATTCGTTGGCGCGATGATGGAACGGCTCCTACGACTACGGTAGGTATGCCTTTAGCCGCAGGCGTTACACTTCAATATGACGGGGATCTGTCCAAGATTCAATTTATTGCACAGACTGCCGGTGCTATCGTCAACGTCAGCTATTACGTTTGAGGCTGTTATGAACATCTCTAATGACAATCCGTCAGTTGACTATGTTGACTACTTTACCAAACAGTTTCCTCAAGATCTCGCCAAAATGGCGGCGCTTAAAGATGAACTGGCGGTCCGCCAGGGTGCATTAAGCGCAGCTCAAGACGCTATTGCTGATCGTGAAAAAGCTAAGACTGAGTTAGCTGACGCACAAGCGCAGGCAGCGGATATTATAGCTTCCGCACAAGCTAAACAGGCTGATGCAGACAAGTTAAAAGCTGATTTGGACATTCGCGAGAAGGTTATTTCTCAGCGCGAGACTGCTTTTGAAGCTACATCACAAGCTCGAAATGCCGCTCTTAAAACGGCTGAAAATGCTGTTTCTCAGCGTGAAAATAGCGTTAGCGACCGCGAAGATGCTTTGGCTGATTTGGCGGCCAAACTTGCTAACGACCGCGCGGCTTTAGAAGCGCGCATTAAGGCTTTCCAAGATAAAGTATCATCCTTCTAAGGACTGATTAAATGACCGATGTAAAGATCTCCGCGCTTCCGTCTGCCACGACTCCACTTACTGGCACGGAGATTCTTCCGATTGTTCAAGGTGGCACGACAGACCAAGTTTCCGTAGCTAATCTGACCGCAGGCCGCGCTGTCTCTGCCGCCAGCTTGACCCTGACCACAACACCGCTTGGCGTTGCTTCTGGCGGCACTGGCCTCACCAGTTTAACGGCTGGATATATACCGTATGGGAATGGGACGAGTGCGTTCAGTTCGAGTAGCAATCTGTTTTGGGATAGCGCTAATAGCCGGTTAGGTATCGGAACTACGTCTCCGGCATATTCGCTTGATGTAAACGGCGCGATAAACTGCCAGAATTTCAATCTTACTGGTGGTGGATACCCAACTCAGAACTTTTACCCGACATCTGGAACCACCAATCAGCGCGCATTCAGATATGTAGCTGGCGGCGGTAACTTTAGTTTTATTTCGATTGATGACAGTGGAACGCAAGTAAACTATCCGCTGACGATAGCGTGGAACGGGACGACAAGTTTTGGCGGCAACGTAGGTATCGGGACGACTACGCCGGGAACAAAGCTAAACATCTACACAGGATCAGCGACAGCCACACAAGTTCGCGCGCAAAATACAAATGGATATGCTGACTTTGGGCCTATTGCGGATGGAACTATTTACGGCCCGTATGCTTCTCCAGCCGCAAGCACATCGCTTTTAATTGGAACATCTAATTCTAATCCAGTTTTATTTTATTCCAACGGCTCCGAACGCGCCCGCATCGACAGCAGCGGTAACGTCCTTGTTACTGGCTCTGGTGGTTTAGGTTACGGCACTGGCTCTGGCGGCGCTGTAACTCAGGCAACATCAAGAACTACGGGCGTAACGCTAAACAAAACAAACGGCGCTATTACTTTGTTCTCAGCCGCAGGCTCAACAACGCCTGCTACCTTTACAGTAACTAATAGCACTGTAGCGGCTACAGACGTTATTTATGTCAGTCAGAAGTCTGGCTCTAATCTATACGTTATTCTTGTTACCGCTGTTGCGGCGGGTAGCTTCAACATCACTCAATACACAACTGGCGGCACAACATCAGAAGCCCCTGTTTTTAACTTTGCGATAATAAAAGCAGTAACGGCATAAGGATCAACAATGGCTAACACATACAATTGGATCATCTCTCAACTAGAGTGCTATCCAGAACACGACAACCATACAGACGTTGTATTCACCGTTCACTGGCGCAGACAAGCGACAGACGGAACACATTTTGCTGACACCTACGGCTCACAATCCGTAACGCTAGATCCAGACGCACCATTCACAGCCTATGCTGATCTGACAGAAGCACAGGTTATTGGCTGGCTGGAAGATGCGTTTGGCGCTGAGTTGCTTGAAGCTCAAAAGAAAGCACTTGACAAACAAATTGAAGATCAGATCAATCCGCCGGTCGTCAAACCACAGCTTCCTTGGCTGACGGTTGTCGCGCCGCCTGCACCCGATTTAAGTGAACCATCTAACTAATAGAAGACTGAATGTTTACGGTTGAAGAATTGAATAAACTTTTGCAGATGCTTGACTTGGCAACTAAAGCTGGCGGTTTAGCTGTAGCGAATGAAGCGCTACCTTTAGCAGTCAAGATTCAAGAAGTTGCTAAAGGTCTTGTTGACGGAAAGTCAACAGAAGAGTAAGTTTAATTAACCGACTGGCCGGAAAGCTAGGTAAGCGATGAGCGATGAAGAACAGGCTGTAGCGGAGATCAGCCCCGCGCCGGAACAGGAAGCTACGGCAGCACCTGCACCCGCTGATATGACGCCGGAGGAACAAACCACAAAATCGTTCTCTCAAGAAGAGTTGGACGCTATTGTTGGAAAACGCCTTGCAAGAGAACAGCGCAAATGGGAAAGAGAGCAAGCCCAACGGCTTGCGGAGCAACAGGCTAGACAGCCCGTCGCACCTCCACCTGCGCCAGATGATTTTGAGAACGCACAGGTCTATGCAGAAGCATTGGCCGAGCGTAAGGCTCAAGAGATGCTGGCACAACGTGAGGCCGCAAAGCAGCAGGCAGCTCTACTTGACGCTTATCACGACCGTGAGGAAGACGCTCGGTCTAAGTATGACGACTTTGAACAAGTCGCGTATAACCCGAATCTTCCTGTGACGGATGTGATGGCTCAAGCCATACAGGCTTCTGATATTGGCCCCGATGTGATTTATCACCTTGGGTCTAACCCAAAAGAAGCCCATCGGATTTCCAGATTGCCGCCTGTCTTGCAGGCACGGGAGATCGGTAAACTTGAGGCTAAGTTAGCTTCAGATCCGCCGGTCAAGAGAACTTCATCTGCCCCGGCCCCTATTGCTCCTGTTGCTCCGCGTTCGTCTGGTGGCCCGACATATGATACAACTGACCCTCGGTCGATGAAATCAATGTCTACATCTGAGTGGATTGAAGCGGATAGACAGAGGCAACTTAGGAAGCTGGAGGCTCAACGTCGCAGATAGGTGACATAAAATGAGCAATTCACTTTTAACAATTGATATGATTACGAGAAAGGCTCTGGAAATTCTGGAGAACAATCTTGTAATCACCCGCACGGTCAACCGCCAGTATGACGATTCTTTTGCTGTCGAAGGCGCTAAGATCGGTTCAACCCTCCGCATCCGTCTTCCTGACCGCGCTCTGGTCACGGACGGCGCTGCTCTTCAGGTTCAGGACGACAACGAGCAATACACGACTTTGACTGTTTCTTCACAAAAGCACATTGGCGTGAACTTTACGTCTGCCGAACTGACCATGCAGTTGGACGACTTTGCTGAACGCGTGCTTAAGCCACGTATTTCTCAGCTTGCTTCCAGCATCGACGCTGACGTCGCTAATGCTTACCAACAGATCTACAACTCTGTTGGCACGCCAGGCACGACGCCTGCTACGTCGCTTGTTCTTCTTCAGGGCAACCAGAAGCTGAACGAGTTTGCTACGCCAATGTCTCAGCGTTATGTCGCCGTCAACCCAGCCGCTAACGCTGGTCTGATCGAAGGCATGAAAGGCTTGTTTAATCCAGTCGATACCATCAGCAAGCAGTTTAAAAACGGCTTGATGGGTGAAGGTATCCTTGGCTACGACG